CGTGACGCCGGCGCGGAAGGACGGCAGCGGCGTCGTCGCGTCCATGCGCGTCAGCGGGACGAGGCTTTGGAGCGTCACGGCTTTCGTGATCACCAGCGGCGCCGGATAGACGAGCGTCGGGCTGAGCGTCAGGACGGCGCCCGGGACCGCCGCCGCGATCGCCGCGTCGAGCGCCGCCGGCGTCGCGATCCCCGTGGGCTGGAGCTCGTGGAGCGCCTGCTCGAGCAGGGCGCGCGCCTTCGGGAGATCCTGCGACGGCCACGTCAGGCTCAGCGCGACGACGAGCGCGAGGATCCTCATAGCGTACCGGCCTTCGCGCGAATCGCGGCGAGCGCTTGCGCCGGCGTAATCGGATTCAGGGGCGCCGGCAGCGCCGCCCGGATCACATTCACCTGGTCGATCAGCGCGAGCACGATAGCGCGCCACGCGATCGGGATGGCGTCGATCTCCTGCTGCTGCCGCAGCGTCGGCGTACTCGCGGCCGTGGTGTCGAGCGCGGTCTGCGTCGCGGTAATATCGGCCGCGCTCCATGCCGTCGCTTTCTTGCCTTGCCAGACGGAGCCCGATCCGAGATTGAAGACGACGGCCGTCGCGTCGCTGGTCGCGGCCTGGACCGCGGCGCGCAGCGCGACCGGGTCCGGCGTCGTCGCGCGCGCCGTGCTGAAGGTCGTATAGAAAGACATGGCTTACTGAATCTCAATGTGGATGTTGAGCCGCAGATAGGTATTGTTCGTCGACGCGGTAAAGTTCGTGCCGTCGCCTTTGAAGATCGTGATCGTCGTCGCGCCGGCCGCGGCGACGAACGCATACGCGGCGGACGGCACCGAGACGCTGTTGTCGTACAGAATGCACCCCGATCCTTGCGTCCCGGCCGCGGTCGCGCTGTTTGGGATCTTGACGTTGAGCGCGGAGACCGTGCCGGCAAGCGACGTCGCATTGAGCGCGGCCTGGATGAACATCGACTTGCCGATCGTCCGCCAGCGGAAGACGGCCTGATCGCCGACGTCGACGGTCCACGAGCCCCCGCCGGTCGCCGTGAAGTTCGCGCCGGCATGGGCGAATGTCGTCCACGCCGTGACCCCGGCGTCGACCAGGGCCAGCGCGACGTCGATCGGATCGAGCAGCACCGTCTTGACGATGTTCTTCGTCCATGGCGTGCCAACGGTGTTACTGCCGTCGTCGTCGACGAGCGCGTTGTAGGGCGTGCGATTGATCGTGGTACTCATGCGACTCCCAGGCCGCCCGCGAGTCGGCGCAGCAGATCATCGAGCGAGAGGCGGACCGTCGAGGCCGAGGCCGTGAAGCGCGGCGCGACGCCGGGCGCCGTGTCGATCTCGGTGATCGTCACATCCTGAATCACGAGCGTCTGACTGATCGCCGGACTCGCCAGCGTCACGCTCAGCGGCTTGCCGGATTTCGTCTTCACGTCGCGCGTGGCATACGGGACCGTCACGATCGGGGTCGAGAAGAGCGCCAGGTCGGCGTCACAGAGCGCCGCGAGCGAGGCTTCGCCGCGCCGGTCGTCGGTGATCGTGTACTCGACGACGCCGTCACTCACCCGCCCTTGCGCCAGGTCGATCGCGATCCGCCCGGCTTGCGCCGAGAGGTCGTCGCGCTGTACCCAGATCGAGACGGGCGCGCCTTTCTGCAGGGCCAGCGTCAAGCCCGAGACGCCCGTCAGCGCCGGTGCCGGAAGCACGGGACTGCCGTACAGGACGGTCGTCAGCAGCGCGCCGGGGCCGCTCGCCGGAATCCCGGTCAGCGTCGAGCCGCTGATCCCCGTGTAGCGGATGACTTGCTCCCCCGACAGGACCGCCCAGCCGGCCGCCGGGAGGGCGCCCACGCTCGCCAGCGGCAGCGTCACCGCGCCCGCGAGGATCTGTCCCTGCGGTTGCGCCAGGCCCGAGGTGTCGCTCGTGGGCGCCGTGGCCCCGAGCGACCCATCGGCCGTGTTATCCGTAAAGGTCGTGGTCGTGTTATCCGCGATCGTCGTCAGCAGCTTGAGGCTCGATCCGCCCGCGACCGTGCGATAGAGCTTGCGGGCCGTGGTGCTCGCCGGCCCGACGGCGATCGCGCTGATCTCCACCGCATTGAACCCGGTCGCCGTGTTCGATCCCGGCGCCGCGCCACTGATCGACTCGAGCCCGTGCGTGAAGAACGTCGTCGTCGTGTTGTCGGCCAACGACGCGCCCGTGTTGACAATGTGCCAGATGCCGAAGTCGCGGCGATAGAGCTGGCGCGCGGTCACGCCAGACGGACCGACCGCGATATTCGAGACCTGGATGTTGTGCAGCGGACCGCTCGCAAACGTGAGCGACCCGACCGGGCTGAGCGTGGTCTCCCCCGTCGCCGTCACGAACGTGAAGGCGAACTCGTACAGAATGCCGTTGCCGTAGTTCGCGGCGCCGCCGGGCCCGCCGTCCGACACCGTCGGCGCTGTACTCGGCGGCACCAGGATCCCGGTCGTGATCGCCCCGAGCGGACTCGGCAGCGACTGCCCGGCCGCCGTGACATCGGTGTAGGCGTACTGATACACGCCGACGCCTAACGTACTGCCGACGTTGAGCGCGAGCGTCGGCGCGATCCCCGGCGCCGCACCCGGGCCGACGAGCGAGCCCGCCCCGCCGCGCTGCACGCCGGTATAGGTCAGCCGTTGCGACTGCGCGCCGTCCGGCGTCGTGCCGGCGATGGCACGCCCGCCGGCGGTGACGGTGCCGAACATCACCGCGTCGGCCACCGGCACGATGGTTTCCCCCGCCGCGACGTCGACCGGCACCGCTTCACCGTGCCCTTTGCCGTAAACCCGCGTCCGGATCTGACTGTCATCGCTGGTCGCCCGAATCGCCGGATCGTCGAGGAAGGGGTGCGTTGCGTCGATGGGACTCGGCGCATCGGTCAGGCCGGACGTGTCGCTGGTCGGCGCCGTGGCCCCAAGCGACCCGTCCACGGTCGTGTCGGTGTAGGTCGTGGTCGTGTTGTCCGCAAGCGTCGTGACCAGTTTCAGCGTCGACCCGCCCACGACCGTGCGATAGAGCTTGCGCGCGGTGACCCCTGCGACGCCGACGGCAATCGCGCTCACCGCCACGCCGCCGGCGGCCGTGGTGTTCACCGTCGGGACATTGGCGCCGAGCGACCCATCCGCCACGCCATCGCTGTAGGACGTCGTCGCCAACGGGAGATTGACCAGGAACTTGAGTTGCGCGCCGCCCGCGGCGGTCCGGTACAGGTTCAGGCTCAGCACGCCGCCAGGCGCCGGGTAATTCGCGAGCACCGGATCCCACGCGCCGTTGCCGGGAAAGTTGAAGACAGCTTGCAGTGTTTCGCCCGCGTTCAACGTGTGCGTGTAGAGCGGACTCGCCGTCGTCTCCCCGATCGCGGTGACCCAGGTGAACGCCCAGCTGTAGGTCGCGAGGGCCGTCAGGCCGCCCGTGCCCGTGCCGCCACTGCGCGGCGCATTGATCGGCGCGGCGATCGCCGTGCTCGTGATGGTCGCGGTCGGGCTGGGCCTGGACTCGCCGAGCGCGGTGACGTCGGTATACGCGTAGAGATAGGTGCCGACGCCGAGCCCGGCGCCGGCCGCGGCGACCACCGTCGGCGCGACGGACAACCCACCTTCGGTCTGGAACAGGTGCACATCAAGGTCGTCGATGTAGCAGTAGCCGCCGATCAGCGCCTTGAGCCGCGCGAGACACGTACTGAACGACTCCGAGCCATCGAAGATGATCGAGACCGACGGGAGCCCGGCCTGGACGTGCGCCGACGAGAACCCCGGCGCGAAGCTCGCGATGATCGTCTGCGCCACGGTCGTGGCTGACACGTTCACGAACGTGCCGAAGGGCCGCAAGCGATTGAGCCGTGCGGTATCGTCAATCGCCGTGCACGCCCACACCACCTGACTCGGGCGCCCTTCGTAGCTGATGTCGACCGTTTGCAGGGTGCCGCTGAAGAGCAGACGCGGCGTATCGGCGTTGATCGAGACGCGTAGATCCTGGCCGGGACTCGGCGCGGTGCCGTCGACGGTGAGGCTGCAGGTATTCGGCGCATCGTTCAGGAGATCGCGGATCGTGAGCCCGGCCAGGCGGACGCGCTGTCGTGCCTGGACGCCGGCGATGAGGATCGAGACGCGCGTCGCGCGGATCGGGGCGAGCGCCGCGGAGAGGTAGCCCAGGCGGAAGTTGTTCAGCCGGGCCGTGCCGAGGACCGCGGGTTGCA